TTTCAAGAAGCATTACGCCAACGTTTTTATCAGATAGAACTAGCCAGTGAACAACAAGCTTCATGTTCATCAGAGAACAACAATCTATTCACTAAAATGGATCGATTCAAAACCAACCAAAACGAGGATACCCAACGTCTGCTATCCGAATGGGAAGAAGCAATAGGCTATCAGCTAAGTCAGGACAAACAGTCCATCTATATGGAAGGAGTGAAAGACGGGATTCGATTGATTCTTCCCGTCATACAACCCACAGTTACTCGTTAGCTTTTGATCACTTTAGCCTATGATTCTATTAATCTTCTATAATTTCATCTATGCTCATTCCACTTTTCAAGGTAAATACAAAATGCGCTGGTGAGAGAATCGTGATCTTCTCCACCAACGCATTAAATAGGTTATCATCAAATTGTTCTAGTATATCTTGCCGTGAGCTTAGTACTTGAATAATCTCATCGACACGTTCCTTGATTTTTTCCTTCTGATCCTCTTCCTCCTCTAGTATCAGCTTATGTTGTCTTAGCTCGTTTAGCTCATTGGAAAGTCTAGCTGTTTCTTCATCATAAACCGTCTCATCCATCTGATTCCGTAGCTTGAGATTCACTAATTCCTTCAAGTCGGATTTCAATTGTTGTATCTTTCCTTCAATGTCCAATAGCTGTTCTTGCCCTGGTTTGCTGGAAAGTACCGATACAATATTGGCTTTCAGCGTTTTAATGAATCCTTTCTTATTCTTATACATCCGGTTGAACAATCGTACAAACGCGGAATGTAAAACTTGTTCATCGACTGATTTGGCATCACACGCCGCTTTTCCTTCATTGACATTGGTTCGACATTGCCATACGACCTTCTTGGATGGGTTATTGCTGTTCCAGGTTCGGCGTTTAAAAATGGTTCCACAGCATCCACAATATACTTTACTGCTCAGTGCGTATTTATTGGAGTATCTTTTGCTCTCCCCCATCACACTCCCTTTCAGCTTGGATCTCCGTTTCTTCTCCTTTTGCACCGCTTCAAATATTTCCTTGGATACAATCGGTTCGTGGTTATCCTCTATAAAATATTGCTGCTCTTGTCCCTTATTCTTGATCCGTTTATGGGTTAGAAAGTCAACGGTTACCGTCTTTTGCTGAAGCAAGGCTCCGTAATATTTCTCATTCGTCAAGATTAATGTAATCGAGGAGTCCCACCATCTACTGCCTCCCGCAGCCGTTTTGATGTGATCTCGCATCAATCCTCTAGCAATCGCCTGATAGCTTTTACCATCTAAATACTCCTCGTATATACGACGCACAATCTCGGCTTCCTTCTCATTAATGACCAGTTCACCATGTTCATCCTTATCATAGCCAAGGAAGCGAGTGGTGTTGCAGAAGACTTTGCCGTTTTGGAAGCCTCGTAGTATTCCCCATCTGCTGTTTTCAGAAATATTTCGACTCTCATCTTGGGCAAGGGAACTCAGGATGGTTAGCAATACCTCACCTGTGGTATCCAGTGTATTAATATTTTCTCGTTCAAAGAATACAGCCACTCCAAGACTTTTAAGTTCCCGTACATATTTCAATAAATCCAGTGTATTCCTAGCAAACCTCGAAATCGACTTGACCAGTATGAGATCCAGTTTACCGTTTCGGGCATCCTGTATCATGCGATTAAAGTGTGTTCTATTTTTAGTGTTGGTTCCGGTGATGCCTTCATCTGCGTAAATATCAGCCATTTCCCATTCCAAGTTGTTTTGAATGTACTTTGTATAATGATTGACCTGATTGGTATAGCTCTCCTTTTGCTCCTCGGAATCTGTACTGACCCGGCAATAGGCAGCGACTTTCTTCTTTTGAATAGATTGGATTCCCTCTACGATGTCCATCGTTTTAATGGGAACAACGACGACTTTTTTTGCGGTTGCGGCTTGTGCCATAGGTGTTTCTCCCTTCGATATCTTCTTTATACGGTCACATGGTATAATGCTTACGGCACATCATCAAGTCCATTTCTGCCCATGTTATAGCTACTTAAAAGACTTTTTATTCAGCTCATCAATGGCTATAAACTCTTCTTCTGTAATGACATGTTGTGATCTCAATTGCTTCAATAGGCTCAGACTGAGTAGGTAGTCGATGGATTTTCGTTGCATATGTATGTACTCCTTTAAAATAAAAATGGCTCACCTCTAGGGCAAGCCGATAGATATAATGCTTAGAATAAATTCTTAAGGCTAATGGTCTTTTCTATGGTAATACCAGGATCGCTTACTAAGGTGGCTGTCAACACAAGGACTTTGTTGTTCGCTCCACTACTGCTTCCTGCTTTTATGGTTACGCTATTTCCTGTACTCGCTGTCATGCTCCCCATGATCGGAGTTGAATCATCTTGATTTCGTAGACTCCACTCTACCCACTGGTCAAACTCTTCTACTCCATGATCATAGATATGACTGACGTATGAGGCGCTTTGGCCTGTTTTGAGGATGGGATTACCAGTAATGGCTATCGAATAGATATGCGTTCCCGTTTCGACGACTCTCATTTCAATCGTACTCAGTATCGTAGGGTGATACGTTAATTTTACGGTGATGCTTGCTTGTCCCAAAGCGATACCCATAACCTGACCTTGATGATCTACACTGACCACGTTCGGATCGTTTGAAATGAAAGTTATGGCTGGATTGGCTATCTCATTTCCATTATCCGTAGCGCTCACATTTAACTGTATTGTTTCGTTGAGCAGCACATGGGCTATCGTTCCCTGATTGATATGTAATGCGTATGTGTGAGCAGTCTCATACTTCCATCGGTCTGCAATGTTATTTTCCACGTCATCATAAGCTGTATTTATACTATCTAATGTGCAGCTTAACAGGATAATGCCATTCATTGTACGGTCAATTCCAACTATTTTAAACGGCTGATGAATCATATAAAATCGTTGACTTAATGTAATGCCCTTCGTATTTGTGTTATCCTGTAGACTGACCAGGATGTTTCCATCTGGTATGGAGATAACTTTACCTGTTTCCGTTGAAAACGTTCTGGCTTCTACCACAGCATCAAACCATTTCACTTGTCCATCCCAGTTTAAAGCTAGCCGTTGATTACACTTTTTCATTCTGCCTCGACAAGACTGTTCATTTCGATCCACCTGACTAGTAATTAAATAACGTTCATAACGATAATCCACGATATCACCTGTATGTAAGGGTGTTGCTGCACGAATAATTTTTTCATCAGTCATTTGAATGGTATCTGTCGCATCCCGGATCAGAACAAGCTGCTTTACACTGTTGATATGCACAAGTTCGCCTTTCTCTCGTAGGAAGAAATCAAGCATCGGCTCTAAGCTCCGTGTCACTCCACCACCTCCAATTTAAAATCCGGCTTGCAGCGATACAGGTACAACTCCACATAATCACTCCATTCCTTGATGTCCAAAATAATAAAGACATCCTTGCCAATTCGAACATAGCCGTTTAATTGCAATAAGGATTCCAGTGGACAGAAAGCTCGATATGTCGTCTCTAGTATGTAACCATCTTCAAATGAAAAGCTTTTGCGATAAGGTTGTACATCTGCCATCATCGACAGAATAGGTTTGAAATGAGTATCATCTAAAATTTCCAGCTTCGTATCATAGAACATTAATCTGTTCCAACCTTGATTTTAGGTAGAGGAAGAGCAAGCCGGATACTTGTCGGAATGCCTATTTCATAGGTAGCAGATCGCTCTCCCTCCTGTTTATCTATTAGACCAACCGAATCCCGATTTTTAAATAGATACGCCGCATAATCGACCATAACATCATCATATTCCGCAGGGAGTATTGCCACATTACAATAGCCATAAATATTACTCCTCGCTTTATTCAAATAGTGGATCAGGATATCATCCTTGGATATGTCTGTTGATTCCATACTCAATAATCGCTTCATCAAATTCATTAGCTCACTCATGTGCTGTCTCCTGTTCCTCCTTTGCCTGCGCCTTCTCGTTACGTTTCATATTCTTGGTAGCTTGAACTTTCGTTTGGGGTAAATCTTGCTCAGCCTCATCTGGTTTAGGCTCATCCACTTGCTCATAATGATCATTAACCTGTAAACGCAGCAACAGATCCTGATCCGTGACTTCCCATATACATCCTGTCTCTTGATTCAAAAACCACATCTTTTTATCCCTCCAAAAATGAAAAGTAGGGCATCCAAAACGGATACCCCAAACGTGTTTCTTCTATATATAGTGTGTTTTCATGTGATCTCATTTTCAATTAAGACTTATTGACTGTGAGTACAGCGAGAGCTTCCGGCTTGATACATTTAGCTCCGAATACCTGCAATCCTTTCACTGCATCTGAAAATTGTTTCTCTGGTCTGAATGCTTCCACCGAATCTACTTGCCCGGCAAACGAAATGGCACTCTTATGACCTGCGATGATTTTATACTTAGCTCCTGCGGTATTTGGCACATTGTTAGATTTATAAACGGTCATGCCATCAATATCTCCCACATAGCCTGTGCGGATAATATTCAGGTCTTTGGTAAAGCGTGCATCCTTCAAAAGCAAGCCATAGTACCATGCAGGAATCACCACAAAACGTTCGCTTTCGGGCACATTGTTCTCATCCAGCAGCACGCCTAAATCAATCAGCAAATCATAGGCTGTATCTTTCGTGGGAGTTACAGGCGTTGTATCGTTACCCATCGTATTCTCAGCTTTAACCTCCGTATAAAATCCAGCAAGATACTGATCCACTACATTGGCCAGTCCATAGGAGGCTTCCACGATTCCACCATCTAGTAGATTTACATTCGCTTGAGCGGCATCGACATCATCCACTTGAAAATTGAAATACTTCGCCTGATCGATCACCAGCGTCTTTTGCGTAGCATCCAGTTCCTGTGGATTCCCGATTCCTGCCACCTTATCATAGTTACCAATTGTTACTGCCCCAATCGAATTAATTTTCACGGTGGAGCCTTGGCCTTGAATCTCACCTTCATAATCGGTGTTGACCACGTTCCCATACACCAGATTCTTCTTCAAACTCTCATTTAAACGTGCGCTCCAAATCGTAGGAATAAAATTCTGTACTGTCATATTTAATCACCCTGTCCTTTTCTATTGATTATTATTTGTTTTGTAATGCTTGTTTGACTTGATCCCAATGCTGATTGATCTCGTTTGGCGACATACCTTTAATCGCTTCTAATGTAAATGTGCTACCTGTTGAACCAGCCGGAGGAGTATAGCCATCTCCTTTGAGTCGTTGCTCGACTTGCTGCTGTACAGCCACTTGCAGCGATTGTTCTAACATAGTCAAATTCGCTGTTGTCACTTCTTCATCTGCACCAATAAAAAAATCCACTAACGGAAGTGGAAGTTTCTTTTCGGATGCAATTTTGATCGCTTGGCTGGTTAACCGTTCACGCTGCTTCTCTAGCTTCATATTTTCCACTTCGGCTCGTAGCTTCTCAACTTCGATTTCTTTCTCATCCTTAGCCGGGAATCGCTTCTTGATCTCAGCATCCACTGCACTCTCCAGATGACTGGTTTTCCATGTTTCCAGCGATTTAGCTGATCGTTTGTCCACCGTGCTATCGAACCAACTTTTTGCTTGCTGATTAGATTGGATGTATTGCTCTATCCCTTCTACGCTATACGGATTCAAACCCTGAAGATACGTTTGCCACTCCTCGTTTGTTTGGTTCTCTTGAATCAACTGCTTTACTTGCTCTAACTTCATTTTCGATAATCTCCTTTATTGCCCATTCGACTCTATAGAACCGAACACGCTTATGTATGTATAGAGCCTTTTAATGTCATGCTCAGGACAGCAATGTAACGCATTAGAAATCACAAAAACGAGGAAAAGGTACAAACATACCACTCCCCACTTTCACCTGTTTTTCATCCTTTGTTTATATAGCTTTTTGATAGCCTAAAGCGTAACATCAAGCCTGCTTTTTCTCATCTGGCGCATCCGTAACTTCGACTTTTCGTTCGTATTCTTATCTCTGCATTTCTCACAATATTTCTGTCGATTCGAATTAGCTGAAAATGTAGACCTACACTTCGGACAGTTCACCCTCGGTTGCACTGTTTTAAATTCAGATTCTACATTCCGCTCAGACTTATATTCTTGTTCTAACTTTTCATCTATGGGTAAAACCCCATTTTCAAAATATGTACATCGAGGCAGAGAATCATCTTGAGCGAAAAATACACAGGGACTATCCTGTAAACAGCAATAATTTGAGATACCGTGCTTCGCTCCGAGATAACAGGCACAATTATTCTTCACCAGCCGCTTAAATCTATTTTTATTCTGCATCCAATACCTCCTTATCCGTACCAACTAATCGTTGCTGCTCCGAATGAAATTTATTGAATTCCAGCTTCGGATTCTCCACAAATGGAAGCAATGTAAGCAACGTTTCCTGAGAGACCACTTCTTTCAGTTTAACAATCACATCAGCCATCCCAACCAAATCTGTCGGCAAGTTACGAGTAAACTTCACAGCGATATCACGGTAATCATATTGCACACCTTCTTTAATGTTCAGGAACGTGAAGAAATTCCGTAAACGCTGCTTGATTGCCTTCTCCATTAATGCTTCACGCATTGCCACTCGATTCTCCAAATTCAGCAGCTTATTTCGCAGCGCCAGGGAGGAGGTATTGCTGGCCCAGTTTTCATTAAAATTAACCTGATCCATCATGTCGAAAATTTTGCGTTCGATGTTATCCAATTCATTCTTCACAAAGGAATCGTTAATCTCTTTCGTAAGCCAACTTACCTTCCCACCAGCGGGAACCTGAATAATACCCATCTTCTTCATATTCAATAAGTCCTCTGCTTCCAACTTTGCATTCTCAATCACGAGATAGGCATTACGATGATCTGCAATTTCATTGACCAAATCGGAATTCAGCGCATTATAGGCATCAAATAAAGAAATCACATCCTGGAATCCGCTTTTCCTCTCCGTATTAGCTGGACAGGAGATAAGTGGGACTCTTCCAAAGATGTGATTATGTTTGCCGATATATTTCAGCTCGGGTGATTGGTTTTGCCTCATTTGAATGGGTTTGCCATCGCTACTGATTGTATAGTGTAGAATCTCATGGTCGGTATACACGTCCAAATACACTTGCTTATCGAATCGACGGGTAAATTTATGTAAGCCTAGTAATACATTTCGTTCTGCTGTTCCATCCTCCAACACATAGACATTCAATGGAGATAATACTGTGGCTGAGAACTGACCATCGGAGTCGATATAGTTCAACTCAAAACTCTCACCGAATATTTCGGATTGCTTCCGAAGCTGTAGATTGTGCTCTTTATCCCAATGACTCATATGTACATCTATGTTATGTATGACTTCATCCTGATCTGACTTGGACACATAGTTTACTGGCTTTCCAAGCAGATAACCGACTTCATTATCTACAAACTTACGAGGGAAATTGAAAATGAGCTTTTGATTGCTTCGGCTTTCTTGCATCGCATAGTTCTTGAGAATAGCATGCTGACCATTATAGTAATCTGCATATTTCTGTTTAACTAATGCAATCGAGTGGAGTTCATTTAGACACTCTAATACGATTTGTTCCGTAATTTGCAAATAGATTCTTCCTCTCAAAATGGGCAATGTAATTGTTGCATAAATAAATAAATAAATAAATAAATAAATAAAGAACCACCTAATTAGGTAGTTCCTTATTGCACTAGCGTTCTTCGTTAACGTTACTTCAAGCTCTGCGCTTCTTAAGTGCGTTTATTTGTGTTGACTTACACATCAGCCCTTAATAACTTGAAATTTTTATCGAAGTAAGCATGTATCCTATGTCCACCAAATAAATCTCCATCATCATACTCACAGTATATTTCATTTGTATTAAGTTCGATATCATATAACGTTATTGATTCTTGAAATTTTTCGTTCGTTGTATTATATTCACCTGCATCCACAGCATCCCAATTTAGATTTTCGTCATTTTCATCATACTCGGGCCAAAAATCATTTTTGCATTCAATCAATTCTTCTGCTATGGCTTCTCTTGCTTTTCTATCAAAGTCTGCTAAACATAAAAAAAGTTCTTCTGCTCTTTTGATCATTTCGGCTACATCAACAGATCCATTTTTTAGATCTAACCTCCAATGTATTTTTCCTTCGTTTGCCTCGAGCGCCATATAGTCCTCATTATATGTAAACACTCCAATTAAGCTGCTGATTACTGATCTTTCCATTCTATAATTCCTTTCTATTAATAGATATAATTACATCTAATTTAGCATAAGTCTCAAAATAGCAAACTACGATCATAAAATTTCAGACTCTTCACAGATTGAATTAATTGAACAGCCCCATATAAACTATCTGGCGCATCATCATATTGGCAGTTTCGGTTATAATCCTTTATCTGGTTATTATATCGAATATTCGCTGCATTGAACAGAATATGACCCTTCTTCACTTCCGGCTCCAAGCTAATAATACGTTCATGCTTCTGTCCCTTGGAATGCACACTTTCTACGGGTGTATGTATCTTCGCCTTGCATAACTCTTCTTCAAACTTTTGCTTCATATAACTTTGTGCCTGATTAACCTCAAAACCAAGCTTATCTACAGGATAAAGCTTTATTTTTTCAATAGCCACTTGAAATAAATCATCCGGCAACAGTTTATAGATATTGCCATCGATCACATACATCTGCTTTGTTTTGCGATGCTGTCCAATAATCGAAATGGCCGAATAGTCATTCTTCTTTCCGGCTTTAATCGCTGGATCAATATACATCGCCATTTCCATATCCTCAAACTCAGGCAACCTATCCCAATACATGAGATTCTGAAATATGTACTCATCGGTCGAGCGCGGATCATTTTGTAGCTCTTTATAGAAACTCTTTTCACCCATCGCTTGCTTTTTGCACATCAAATAATAATAGTCCAAATACTCGCTCCACAGGATTTCCGTTCCCTTTAGCATTTCCTCCTCATGAGCTATAAAAAAAGATAAGGCAGTATTGATCCTATCCTCGTCTTGTAGATTATTATATTGTCGCTCCCACTCTGACCATAGATCATCACGCTCTGAAAATTGAAGCACGGCTGCTTTACGGACACTTCGCACACCTGGTATTTTACCTTTGAGCAGATCAGCCATGATGTCTTCTTCATTCAAGATGGTTCCACAGATTAGAATATTCGTATCCCTTGTGCCAATAGGTAGAATGACATCTGTAAATGTATTTTTAATCTGTTCTCGTTTTGCTTCAGATCGAGCCGTATCCTCTTTGAGCAAATCATCCATCAATACCAGCGTAGGACGATGATGCTTGTAATGGATACCTCTCAAGCTACCGTCGATGCCACGAATCATAATGCAAGAATCTAGTCCACCTTTACTCTTCAGCCATATTTCATTGTTGTTCCAACGGCTCCCTTTACGAATCCCAAAATCCTCAATCAACATCGTATTCGTTTCTAGCTCATCTTTGATCATATCGAGGAACGGCAATGCAATCTGCTCTGTGGCAGATATAATCAATGTAAACTGAGATTTATCATATAAAGTCGCATACAGCGGAAATAAAAAAGAACTGATCGTTGACTTTCCATGCTCCCTTGGGAGTCCGAAAGCTGTAATCAGTCCTGTATTCGCAAGCATATGTCTTAATTCCGAAAATAACTCTTTGTGAAACTGTCCAAACGCTCGATCAAAGTATTTAGGAAAATAGGCTAAAGCGAAAAATTCGATGTCCATCTCACCGATAAGCTTTCTTAGTTCGGAGAAGCTGAATGTCTCGATCAATTGTTTCATTTTCGGTGGTCTAAAATGCTTCTCCATATACTGCTTAAGTAGCTCAGCTTGGCGTTGTTGTTCTTGGTTTATCGTTTCAATTGTTGCGGCTCCTTTCTCACATTCACTATAAAATCATCACAAAAATTTCTGCGCCCTTTGCTGGCGGCTCCGTTTATCTACATAGAAGACCCCCTCCATCCACGACAAAAAGAGTGGCTTCTCACCACTCGATATTTGCCAAAGCTTCAGCCATATCCTGCTGTGTTGTTAGGGTATAAATATTGGTTGTGGCTACGTGATCATGTCCAAGGATTTGCTGAATGGTCGTCAATGGAGTCGTTTTGACCAGCTTATAGCCAAGCGTATGTCTCAGCATATGGGGCGTGACCTTTACGTTGACCCGATCTCCATATTTGTTCAGGATCAGGTTAATCGCATTTCGCTCCAAAGACCCTCGCTGGCCAATACATAGATATTCTGATTCACTGTGTGGTCTGACTTCAAGATACCGAGTAATAGCTTTTCGTACATCCTTATTTAATGGAATGGTGCGGAAGGAGTTTCCTTTGCCGAATACCTTCAATAAACCTTTACGTTCACTGATTTCAATATCTTTCAGCTTAATACCAACCAATTCGCTTACTCGTATCCCTGTACCCAGCAGCAATTCAATCATGCAGATATGCATTCGATTGCCCATACGGTGAATTTCATTTCGCAGCTTCCACAAATCCTTTTCCGCTAACCCTTTGTATTGGTGAACAACCTTGTTTCTAACCGCTTCGATATGTATATCTTCCTTAATATAGCCTTGTTGGTGCATCCACTGTGCAAATACGTTGATACTGGCAATCTTACGGTTAATGGTCAGTATTGCTTGATTGGTGCTTTGCAAATACTTCTTGTATTCCACGCCATCCAATTCAATCCACTTGTCCAGTCCATATTCCGTCTTGCCCCGATACCAGGTTATAAACTGCAATACGTCCCTAGTATAGCAGGAAACCGTATTTTCACTCCGATCCTTGCTCCGTAAATATGCTTCAAACCCTTGAATATACTTCATTTTCCCCCCACCCTTCGCTTGTGTGTCACATCATACCGTTGATGTGGGGGAAAGTCCACTCCATACATAACTTATCTTATGCACTTAGTTTGGGCAATTTTGGGGCTAATTCAGGGCTAAAACTGGCGTTTATCTATACAGATACTGACGGCATAACGTTATAGCTGTGAATCATCCGGCTCCACATATCCTTCCTCCATCTCGACCGATTCCTCGATAGCCTCATAGTCGGCATCCACTACATCCGCTTCGATCATATCCAAAAATAGCTGCTTCCGTTCTTGTTCCAATGCCTTCGTATTCACCACCAACTCACGCCGATCATTCCATTCGTTAGGTGCACGGTTCTTTAAATAGAAGATCATCGCTGTCGGATTGGGAGGCTGATATCGTTTCACTTTCTCAATGCGCGTCTTCTTTTTTCCATTTTTGTCCTCTTCAATAATCGTTTTTATTTCTTCATATTCATACCCTGTAGCAGCTTTCAAAAGTGAATTTTCTACGTGTGAGATAGGGACAGATCTGCTCCATTTGACTAGTTCAGCCAGCATCGGATGTTTATCAATATACTCGTACCAAGTCGTTTTACCTATATCGAGTTTCCTAATAATATCCTCCGCGTTCATGCCTTCTTCGAACCATTGCTGAATCTCCGCTAACCGAGGATATACATGTGTCTCCCACTTGGTTGGACGTTCCAATGCTTCAGCAAATTTGGGATGCTTCCTTCTATAATCGCCTAACGTCCAAATATGAATATTCAGTCGTTTTGCTATCTCCTCATCTGTTGCCCCTTCACGTACCCAAACGGGAATATCCCTGAGCCTTGGCACAACAAATTGATCATACTTGGTCAGTATCTTAGGTTTGTTCCTTTTTGGATTATTACTATTTTTGCTCATTTTATGCTCACCTCCAAAAAAAGAAGCCCGTGCAAAATTACACAGACCTGTTTACAAAATTACCGGAAGAGAGCAAGAAAATTTCTCTTCACTAAATATTCAAAAAACGTTGTAAAATTCATTAATATCTTTGTACTTAAACTGTTGGTCTAATCCTAATTTTCTTCCTTAATTCGAAATCCTGAAGAGGACTATCTATACTAATATATAAAGGATGACGAGGGTCACCATTAGCTAAAATTGCTAAACATTTTAACTTGTAATTTCCAAGTAATGAGATTAACTCCTTATCTTGATTTCTCTTATGAGTTTTTCCATTAGACCTCCAAGCCGCTACAACCAAATCTGCTCGTTTCAATGCTTCACCAATGTAGTTCAAATTTTCTGCTCCTATTGCAATTTCCTTCTCTAATTTTTTCAAATCTGAAGGATTCGTTGCTCTATAAGCAAAAAGATTTACTACTTCAAAAGAGCCATATCCCCATTTTTTTGTAAATCTAATACATGCCTTAATAGTTGGATCATCATCTTGGTGATCAGCTGTACTTGGATTAAGCATAATCCACAAGGCACTTGCTTTATCCTCATCCCATTCCCTTCGTAGTAAATATCTATACTGTTCTGTAGAGTCAAGTTCAGCAGTCTTTTTCATATTATTTCCTCCCCGCTATTTATATCTCAATTATAAGCAGGAGGGAACAAGATTACGATCCTCGAAGAAACGGATTGATGGAGATTAGGAACAACATTTGCTATGAAGACTATAGGGAGATATCATGAAATCTTAGTTTTCAAGGCTGGATGATTTCTTGGTAGCTATATTGCTTACCATCCCGAATCAAATATACATCGCTATCGCTACCAACGTGGGCAATATATCGCTGCACGATCACATCTACATACTTAGGATCAAGCTCACTCGTATAACAAATCCGATCCGTTTCCTCGCAAGCAATCAACGTCGAACCTGAACCGCCAAATGGATCAAATACAATATCACCAAGCTTACTGGAATTTTTAATCGGGTAGCTAATTAAGGGAATCGGCTTCATCGTGGGATGATATTCATTCCGGAAAGGGCGATCAAATTGCCATAATGTCGTTTGCTTACGGTCACTATTCCAGTAGTGTCCACTTGTTGGCTTCCAACCGTACAATACAGGTTCGTGCATCCAGTGATAATCTTGTCTACCCATTACCATTGCTTGCTTTGCCCATATGCAGCATTGTGCCAGTTTGAATCCGGCTTCGATAAAAGCCTTTCTAAAATTCAAACCTTCACTATCTGCGTGAAACACATAAATACTTGCTCCGTCATCTGCTACTTCAAACATTTGAGTATAGGCAGCCAATAGGAAATCATAAAACTTGTGATTGTCCATTTTATCATTTTCAATCTTCAATGCATCCTTCGTTTTACCTGTATAATTCACATTGTATGGTGGATCAGTTACAATGAGCTGAGCCTTCTTCCCATTCATCAATGTTGCGATATCCTGTGGATTCGTCGAGTCTCCGCAAATGAGCCTATGCTTACCAAGTAGCCAAATGTCACCTTTACGAGTGATCGGATGCACAGGTAATGCTTCTTCTACATTAAAATCATCTTCATCTACTGTATCTTCGTGCAATGTATCCAGCAATTTCTCCGCTTCAGACCAATCAAAGCCAGTTAGCTCAATATTATATTCTGCTTCTTTTAACTCATCTAATAATGTAGCCAGTGCGTCAAAGTCCCACTCCCCTGTAATTTTATTGAGCGCTATGTTCAGAGCTTTCTCTTTCGACTTATTCACATCCACTATGACACAATCGACTTCATCGTAACCGAGTGCCTTCAACACTTTGGCACGTTGGTGGCCTCCTACAATGGTATAATCACTATTACAAATAATCGGTTCACAATAACCGAATTCCATTACACTATTCCTGATCTTTTCAAACTCTGGATCACCCGCTTTTAAATCCTTCCTTGGATTATATTCGGCATGTACCAGTTGATCGATCTTCAATTTCAGCCACTTCATTTATAAAATTTGCTCCTTTATGTCTATAGCCTTCTCATTATTTCTGGCGTTTTTTATGTACGGATTTAACGTTTCTACGTTTACGAATTTGATTTCCAATCCACTTGATCCCCCTTTCTACCTTCATTTTTAAAAAGACTGCGACCCAAATCCATGTGTAAAACACACCAACCACAGTAACAAATTGTAATATTTCTATGATTATTGCTTGTAACATTAATAACAATCTTGTTGCTCCTCTCCAAAATGAAAAAGGAACCCTAGCTCATAGCCAGAGTTCCCGTGTATAATATGTACTTTTAAATTTTCAACATTGTGTCACGTGACACATCTCAAACTTTGTAAGCTTAAGCAACCAATTGGTGTGGTTTAAAATTTTGCGAATACCAATCCATATTCAACAAGATAAAATTGAATATGTAAATCGAAAATTTTAAAATAAGCAGCCTGACTACAAATGAATAGATGTCTTGAATATGAGGTAAACACCATTTCTCCATTTCATTCTTTCTAAGTTTAGGCTATATTAATGGACTGACCCTAGTTTCCCCTATATATAGAAAAGTAGGGTCACGTCAATCTATCATGTTCAAAAAATAAATTGAAGACAGCCAACGTTGTTGGATGGCTACGGAAAGAAATAATTTGTTTACAAATTTTTGTTGACGGCTTCTTTTGATCTTTACATCTGTACCAACTTAAGGGGAAACTCTATCACCATCTCGATAAAAACCACTTCGCTACGCTTCGTAAACGGTATTCATCGACCTGCCGCCGTTTCCCCTCTTGCCTACGGCAATTCACCCTTTTGCGGCTCAATTTTGGTTTGTCTCATTTTTTTGCTTTTTTACATTTCATAAAACTGTTGATTTCATTGACTTATCTATCATCTGGACAGCAAATCATGGATACATGTATATATATAGCATTACTCCACAATTTGCTGTCCAAGATTAAAAAAATCCTTATATGTACTACCTTTTTGGCATTATCGAAAATGAGAAAAACTTAATTTTTTTTGTTACAACCGACTATCCACTAAATTTGCTAACTAACCAATATCGCTTCCCTTTATGGGGATTGTTGCTTCCATCTTCTAACTTTTTTCGGTTATCTGGAAAACTACCAATCGCATATTTTAATTGATTCGATTGGAGGTAGATTTGTAATTGGCTAATATCCTTTTGTAATCTACCTCGATAATCCTTGATATCAAATTTTTCAATGACTTGTTTCTGACCCTCTTTGTATATTCTTTTACCTACTATTGTTTCTAAATAGCTACATAATTCTTCTTGTTCAAATATCTTCTCAATCAACGTGATTTTATTTTTATGTAATAAGTTCGAAATGTACATCATATAGGCATCGCTTTCCTTTTTCCCTCCAGTTTCTTCCCTGAAATTGTTGGTTTCTCTGTTCTGGTCCAGCATTGCTTTAATCCGATCTCTCGTAGCTACAGCTTGAAGATATTTAACTCTAGAAACTGTCTTCTTCGATATATATTTGCCCTCACTCGAAACATTATTCTTAATGATGTAATTGGACTTCCTCGAAAATTTACCCACTAGCTTTTTCCATTCTTCAACTCCACCATGAATAAAAGCGTCTGCTTCATCCAGTTTCATCTGGACTGAATTCAAGTAATTATTCAAATTTCGATTGTTTCGATTCAGCAACACCACATGAACCTTATCCTGATCATTCTTGAATCTCTTTCGCCCAATACACTGTAGCATTGTATCCACATCATGTATATCGCACACAATTAATTTAATTTGCTCATCCTTCAAATCAAAACCATTATCAAGCACAGTTGTGGTGAATAGATATTTACAGTCAAACCTATTTTGCTTGACCATGGACTCCACTTGATCATCATCTACATGTTTGAGATACTTTCTGTTTTTGCTGCTTTTACTGCATACGAATAGTGAATCGTCATACTTCACATGAAGCTCAAAAGCCTTTTGGATCGTGTCTGCAAAATATATAATTTTATCGTTAGCTTTATTGAATTTGCGCTTAATCCATTTTTCTACTGCATAAAAGTCTGTATAAAAGGATAACGATGCAATCTGATTGAATTTTATTGGAATGGAGTACATCCATATTTTATTACCTTTTTGTTTGAGCTTACGTCTATATTGATCCTTGATGTAAGAGAATAACACATGACCTGTTGCAGACATAAAAATCCTGATCTGTGACTGTAAATTAAGGATGGCTTGAAGGGAATCATCCGAATTATCATTGAATCCACTGTCCGTAGTAAAGTAATGCGACTCATCACACACAATATATTTATATGGAGAAAAATCGTACTCCTCATCATTGTTTAGCTGTTTCTCAATCGTTTGATATAATTCCACTTTGATTCTTGAAAATAATGAATTGTCGATAGCTTCCTTATTCTGATCGTACAGGTTCTTTCGATTGACCAATAAAAGTATGTTCACGTTTTGCTGATCTGCTAATTGTTCCAGCTTGTTTCGAATAAAATAGGATTTACCCGATGCCGTCCCACTACTAATTAAAACGATATCTCCATTTTTCCATTCAACCTCCTCCCCGTTTATCATCTCAGTTACATTTTGCTTTGGCTTATAATCATCAATTCTCAT